CCGTTCGCTCCTTGCGGAACTTGAGCGCTGCCCGCTCATGCAATGCACGCTAACCCGCCATGACAGTCTGCTTGGCCGCCACACGCATTCCAGCGTATGACGCAGTAAGATAACCCAAAGCACCGGGAAGACCCGAGGTCGCGTAAGCGCCTGCTGTACCACCGACAATAGACGCCACTTTCCTGAAAGTGTCCAAATACCACGACGGATCCTTTTGGGTAAGCGAAGTGAGGACAGCCTTCCAGTCGTATGGCGGTTTGTCGGGGGCGGCAACATTCCAGGACGTTGATCCTGTACCAGAATTGTTGCCCTTCTCCGTGATGCCGGTGGTCTTAATCTGATGGCTCAATGCTACTCCTCCGACCACATTAATGCAGCAGAAATTTGTGGACGCGAAGGCGACCTTAAGAGCGTTGTTCTGGGAGGCGTCGTAGGTCGGAACAAGCTGTTGTTCCGAATCTCCTTCGCCAGGGAACCAATTGACCTCACACTTCTCAACAGGCATGCGTGCTTGTTCAGTCAACTTGAACGCGGCACCTCCCGCCGATAGGACTGAGCCTCCGGCTCCTCCCTGTGTGGTTGCAAGACTCCCCCAGACAAGGGACCCGGGCACGACTCCGCAATAGACCATGCCTTGCCGCGTCGCTTCGGAACCAAGCCAAGCGACTGACATGCACCCAGCGATTGCGCGCCCAGGAGCTGTGGACCCTCCAGTAAGAAGGGTGACATTGCCCGTTGTGGCGGCGGCCGGGGCTTCAAACCCGAACAGTCCGTAGTGGGGGTGCCAAAAGTAGATGCCGTTGGGCTGGCTACCGACGACTCCCCCAACCTCACGCTGCACGGTGCCTGATAGCGATCCTTCATATGGAGTGGGCACCAACGGTGAGTTACAAGGGTCCACAAGCAACCGCCGATACGCGGCAGCCTGTCCCCCGATTTCACCAATGGATCGTCCAGGTCCCAACACTCTACGGCGCCTAGTGGCGGCGACCATTCGTACCCTGCGAACATTCTTGCGACGAAGAGTCTTGGGCTTTGCCATGCAAGACAGGCTAACTCTCTGTGGCACCAATGCTGAGTTTTGAGGCACTCGAACCCGCGCAAATTAATGCGACTTTTCAGCCCTGGGGCAGCCAGGGCTGGGCGTGTTATGGCGCGCCACCGCCGACACCAGTTTACTTGGTGTCCACCTCCACCACAGCCAAAAAGGCCGGGTGTTCAAGCAGGAAAGGCAGCTCGGTAATGTGCTCCAGCTCGGCCTCCATGGCTCGTAGGCTGTCCATACCCAAGGAATACCTTTCGCAAAACATCGCGTCGGTGGCGTCGTTGCTGTCATGTGCACGTGACGCCCGAACTTTGTGGCGATGCTGCGCTACCTCAACTGGTACCACGCCGTCGGTCAGCCGGAGCAAAGTGCGCACCCAAACCCTCAAAAGAGGAATGTGGGCCACAGAATTGAACAGGCTGAGTGCGTCGCCCCGGACGTGCCCAAGCCAATTCGATTCGTGTGCCATGCGTTTCCAGCCAGTCCGAGCCAACACGCGTCCTGGTTTGGGGCCGAAGACGGTGCCGGAGGTCGTAGGCCAGGCGAGCGAGCTGCAGATTTCGGCTTCACAACAATTGTCGGTGAGCTTCATCTCGGCACGCAAGCCCAAGCCCGCGCTTACCTCCTGTGCCAACTGCAAAAACCTGTGTCCAAGGCCGCGCTTGACCACGACGAGACCATCGTCACCCATTACCATCGAACACGACGAGTAGCGGGGCGGTGCGATCACGTCAGTCCTACCAAAAATGGCAGGACCATTGGCCAGTTCGCAAGCTTCGCGGAG